AAAAAAATGTGTGCTCGTAAAACTGAACAGTCTGGCAAACAATGGACTATGTTTATCACTGGTGAGCGTCCTACTAAAGAAGATTCATGGAGCGATGGACAAGGTCAATGGTCTAGTGAACATGATCAGTGGGCTAAAGAAAGTGTAGAACACACAGACTCTAGCGAAGCAGTATACGGTGCTATCATTCGCCGTATAATTGGCGCACACCAGAGCCTATTAGGCAACTATGGTCCAGAGCGTGTTATGGCTGCCGTACGTGATGTTGCTGACTGGAATAGTGATGTAGAAGAAATTGGCACTAGCGATGTAAGTGGCTGGGTGCGTCAAGTATTCCAAAAATTACAGAACAACGAGTATTAATATGAACAATCTAGTCAAAGCCGCTAAAATAGCATTTGCAAGTCAATTTACATTTTATCTAAAGGCCGCTTTCTTTCATTGGAACGTAGAAGGCATTAACTTCCAAGAAATGCACGCCTTATTTGAACGTATCTATACAGAAGTCTACGGTACAGTAGATGACTTTGCAGAAAAGATTCGTACACTAGGTAGCTATGCTCCTGGTAGTAATAGCCGCTTTAGTATGTTATCACAAATCAATGACGAAACACAATTAATGCCAGCAGAGCAAATGGCCGCTGAGTTATTAGAAGATGCTGACAACATGGTACTAATTCTTAAGAAGGTTTACGACATTGCCGAGCAAGAAGGCGAACATGGTTTTAGCAATTTCTTAGCAGAACGTATGGATGCGTTCCGTAAACATGCTTGGATGTTGAGAGCGACACTAAAATGAAAGTAACAGAGATCATTACAGAAACAGCCGCTTGGCAGAAAAAATCTGGCAAGAATAAAAACGGCGGCTTAAATAAAAAGGGTGTTAAGAGTTATCGCCGCGAACATCCTGGATCTAAACTACAAACTGCTGTAACTACTAAGCCTAGTAAGTTAAAGAAGGGCAGTAAAGCCAGCAAACGTCGTAAGAGTTTCTGTGCTCGCATGAAGGGTATGAAGAAATCACGTACTGGTGCTAAAACTAAACGAGATCCAAATAGCCGTATTAATAAAGCTCTACGTAAATGGCATTGTGAGTCAGTAGAGCAACTACAAGATATGTTGATGATTGCAGAATCAAAAATATTTGAAATTATGCACGAATCACACGCAAATGATTTTATTAAACCTTTCTTGCCATTTGCTCAAGAAGAATTACAAATCAATCAGCTACCCGTTATTAAAGTAGTTGATCGAGTTCCCGGTGCCGATGGCACTACATTTGGAGCATTTAACCAAGCGGACGAATGCATCTATCTAGTATCAAAAGGTCGTCACCCTAAAGATGTATTACGCACACTAGCGCATGAACTAGTACACTATAAGCAACACTTACAAGATGTATTAGATGACGAAAGCGGTATCACTGGTAGCCCAGAAGAGAATGAAGCCAATGCTCAAGCTGGTGTTATTATGCGTAACTACAGTCAAGAGAATCCAGAATGAACGAATACCCGGTATACCCCGAAGACGACGGATATGATAGCCCAAGAAATCCTTTCTCCCCAGTCTAACGAACACGGTGTTGACAACGAGTTTGATACTCTGTTGACTATTCTCTGCGACTTAGTAATCAAAGGACAAGAAATCGATCCCGATCAATATGGCCCTGTTGCCGCGGCAGTAATTGATCCAGACAATCGTGTAGTAGCAAGTACAAGTCGCAAAATCAATGATAAATGGTGTCATGCCGAACGTGCCGCTATTGAACAATATACAAACAAATATGGTCTATTACCAAAAGGATGTAGCATAGTAACTACACTAAGCCCTTGTAGTGAATCAATGAAAAGTCGTTATGGTAGCAGTTGCGAAGACTTAATCAAAAGTCTAGGCATTGATGATGTTTATTGCGGATATCAAGATCCAACACAAAACTCTGAATACAGCATTTGCGAGAATCCAAAAATGAATCAACTGTGTAAAGAGTTTGCTGACATATTTTTAGATAATAAAAATTTAGAAGAAAACTTCCATGACGGTCGAGTCAAAGGCAAAAGCCGCCCGGGTCGTGTAAAACGTGCTGGTGCTAGTTGCAAAGGATCAGTAACAGACTTACGTAAGAAAGCCAAGAACGCATCAGGAGAACGTGCTAAAATGTATCACTGGTGTGCTAACATGAAGTCCGGTCATAAGAAGTAAGAATTCACAAACGTATGATAATCTACATCAGTAGAGCGTGACTCATACAACAAATTAATCTTTTTCCTATATTCAAACAGTTGTATTGTATCTTGTTCAGCTTCTGCTGACATAACATTAAACTTATTGTCAATTAATTGTTTGTACGCCGCATCAATATCTTTACTTGTTGAGCATACACTAACAGGATCCACAGTGGCTATGTATTGTGCTTGATCAACAACACCAATTTTGCCTCCTATACGGTCAACAACTTCACAAGTATGCACAACATCTTCAGCAAAGCAATCATGCCACGGTAACATGTATTCTGTTTTTACTACGACATGCAGTGAGCCTAAGTATTGAGAAAACTTTACAATATCCAATTGAGTTAACCCTGTACCTATAGTGCGGATAATAGTTCCGTTGGTATCTACATAGACTGTAGGAAATATCACAGCCTGTTGAGATTCTAATTCTTTGAGTGACAATTCAATATATCGATTGGATAGTTTGTCGTCATCATCAAGATAAGCCACAGCAGTACCTTGTACATAAGGTAAGCCGCGATTCCTTGCCAGTGCTGGACCAGATTTAATTTGATCAGATTCGACTACAGTAATTCTTGAATCCTGTTTGGATAACCATGTGTAATCGTTGCCATCGTCTGGACATACTATGGCCTGCCAATTGGAATTGGTTTGGTCCAATAAAGATTTGATTGCTCGTTGCAACAGATCGGGAGAATGGTACGTGGGGATGATAACGCTGATCATAAGTATATAAGAACTAAATATTTATATCAGAATACACTACCTTAGGACGTTATGCGTTACTAGTGTATGCCCGGCTGCTGGGCAGAGTATTATGGGAGTCGTGCCCCGGAATGGTATTCTAAAGTGAGCATTAATTCTAAACTCCTCTTGCTTTTTGTATTAAATACTGTATAATAATTCAATTACCAAGGAGATATCAATGTCATCACGTATGTTTAGTGGCGAACAAAAAGCCAAACTCACACAAATCATTAACGAAGGTGTAGCAGTATTGCAAGAGATCGAGGATCTTAACGCAGGCCTAAGCGACACAGTTAAAGCTATCGCAGAAGAAATGGAAATCAAACCAGCTATTCTGAAAAAAGCAATTAAGATCGCACAAAAGTCTAAACTAACAGACACTAATGCCGATCATGAAGAATTGAATACAATTCTAGAAACAGTAGGTAAAACACTTTGATTGATACTTTCTTTGGTTGGTTTGGTAGTACTTGGCATTTTGCCAAAGCCGACTATAAAGAATGGCCATTAAGATTTTGCCTTGAATTACTAGCGTGGGCGTTAAGTATTGGTTGTAGCATTGCTATGATGGTTACTGTACCAAACCCACCGTTGGTAATGATGTACCCTGTATGGATTACAGGCTGTGTTATATATTGTTGGGCGGCATGGACTCGCAAGTCGTTTGGCATGATGGCTAATTATTTGCTATTGAGTAGTATTGATACTATTGCTCTTGTGCGAATGTTATTAAACTAGTATAATAGTTGGAGTCGCCGACCTAATCGGCATGTAGAGTAAGTGTAAGCTCAAAGTTACACATATTGGAGAGTAAATGTCATATATTGACGCATTGTTTGACCGCGACAAAGATCGCATTCATGTAGTAGAACGTGTTAACGGAGAACGTGTATTCAAAGACTATCCGGCTAACTATGTATTCTACTATGACGATCCTCGTGGAAAGTTTCGCACTATCTATGACACGCCTGTGTCACGCTTTACCAGTCGCAATGGTAAAGAATTCCACAAAGAACTAAGAGTAAACAGTAACAAACGCTTATGGGAATCGGACATCAATCCCATATTCCGTTGCCTAGAAGAAAACTATCTAGGTGCTACATCACCTAAACTACAAACAGCCTTTTTCGATATTGAGGTCGACTTCGACCCCGAACGTGGCTATTCAAAACCCGAAGATCCATTTAACGCTATTACAAGTATTTCAGTTTACCTAGACTGGATGGATAAACTTGTAACCATGGTTGTCCCGCCTAAGAGTTATAGTTGGCAGTCAGCAGAAGAAGTATGCAGTCAATTTGACAACTGCTTCTTGTTTGAACGTGAGGAGGATATGCTTAACACATTCCTTGACTTGATAGATGATGCAGATATATTGTCAGGTTGGAACTCAGAAGGTTTTGATATTCCTTATACCACTATGCGTATTAATCGTGTGTTATCTAAAGATGATACACGACGCCTATGCCTGTGGGGTCAATTCCCAAAGCAACGTACCTTTGAACGCTTTGGTGCAGAAAACTTGACATTTGACTTAATTGGTCGTGTGCATATGGACTATATGCAACTGTACCGTAAGTACACATACGAAGAACGTCACAGCTATAGCTTGGATGCTATTGCTGAATATGAATTAGATGAACGCAAGTTACAGTACGAAGGTACACTTGATCAACTTTATAATAAAGATTTCCCTACGTTTATTGACTATAATAGACAGGATACAATGTTGTTGGCTAGACTAGATAAGAAGTTGCGCTTCTTGGACCTAGCTAACGAACTAGCACATGATAATACTGTGTTGTTACAGACCACCATGGGTGCTGTAGCAGTTACCGAGCAAGCTATTATTAACGAAGCACATTCCAGAGGAATGGTTGTACCTAACAGGAGATCAAGAGATGACCAAGGAGAAACGCAAGCCGCAGGTGCCTATGTTGCTTACCCCAAAAGAGGGGTTCACGAATACATCGGTGCAATCGACATCAACTCGCTCTACCCCAGTGCTATTAGGGCCCTTAACATGGGACCAGAAACGATTGTTGGGCAACTCCGGCCAACGATGACAGACCATTATATCAAGGAAAAAATGGCCGCAGGGTCAAGTTTTGCTGATGCGTGGGAAAATATGTTTGGTACATTGGAATACCAATCAGTAATGAACATGGATCCAGGTACAGAAATTACAATTGATTGGCAAGATGGATCAAGCGATGTAATGAGTGCCAAGGATGTATGGCGATTAATATTTGATAGTAATCAACCATGGACATTTAGTGCTAACGGTACAATATTTAGATTTGACATTAAAGGAATTGTCCCTGGATTGTTAGAAAGGTGGTATGCAGAACGTAAAGAAATGCAAGCTAAAAAGAAAGCCGCAACATCTCCGGAAGACACAGCGTTCTGGGACAAAAGACAGCTCGTTAAAAAGATTAACCTCAACTCGCTATACGGCGCGATCCTTAACCCAGGTTGCCGCTTCTTTGACCAGCGCATTGGCCAAAGTACGACACTTACGGGCAGGATCATTGCGAAGCACATGGACGCTCACGTCAATGAAGCAATTACGGGCGATTACGATCACGTCGGTTCGTCCATCATCTACGGGGACACGGACTCGGTCTATTTCTCAGCCTGGCCGCAAATCAAAGAGGAAGTAGCCGCAGGTCGTATGGAATGGAACAGAGAAATCTGTGTACAGTTATATGATACTATTGCTGATAGTGTAAATGCATCGTTCCCGGGATTTATGGAACGTGCTTGTCATTGTCCACGTGACATGGGATCAATTATCAAAGGCGGTCGTGAAATGGTTGCCGCTAAAGGCCTATTCATTAAGAAGAAACGCTATGCTGTATTAATCTTTGATATGGAAGGTATTCGTTTAGATACACATGGTAAACCAGGCAAAGTAAAAGCTATGGGCCTAGACTTGAAGCGTAGTGATACCCCCAAGGTAGTACAAGACTTCCTAAGCGATATCCTATTAGATGTTTTAACTGGTAAAGAACGTGAACACGTTATTGCCAAGGTCAAAGACTTTAAGGTACTGTTTGCAGAACGTCCGGCTTGGGAAAAAGGAACACCTAAACGTGTAAACAACTTGACCAAGTATAGTGCAGAAGAAGCACGTTTAGGTCGTGCTAATATGCCAGGACACGTTCGTGCGGCTATGAACTGGAATAACCTAAAGCGTATGCATGGCGACAACTACTCCACTAGCATTGTAGACGGCATGAAAACTATTGTGTGTAAACTTAAAGACAACCCGCTAGGACTTACTAGTGTAGGTTACCCAACAGATGAGTCGCACATTCCACAATGGTTTAAGGACTTACCATTTGACGACAATAACATGGAATCAACTATTGTAGATCAAAAGGTAGAAAACTTGCTAGGCGTACTAGAATGGAAGATTGCTGAGTCAACTGATATTAAAACAACCTTTGATGAATTATTCTCATTCGAATGAAATTTAGTGAACTAGTAGAACTTCGCGATAGATTAAAGGCCGCATATAGCACAGACGCTATAAGAGATAGTACGGCCTTCCTACAGAATAACTTGTACGCTATTCGTAGTACCACTGTTGATAGCGAGTTTACATATAGCGTCGATACTCTTGCACGTGATCTTAATAAGATTAAAGATAACATCGACTACAACCGCGATATGTACAATGCCTTAATAACACACATTGATAGAGTTATTAGTCACGAGGGCCAAAAGTTCTTTGGCGACAATTACAAATTAGAACTTGTATATGACCCAGTTGAAAAGGTTCGTACTATACGTGTACTACCACTCAGCGAAGAAATACACACAGAGATATTAACACGTATTAGACTTTATACAAGCTGGCAATATCCTGCACTTGAAATTGGATGCCGTGACGGAGAGTGGACTCAACATATGGTCAGTGCTGATCCACTTTATATTGTAGATCATTACAGAGAGTTTACCGATAGTGCTATCAAAGACTTTACTGAAGAATACCAACGTCGTATTCGTGTTTACCTAACACCAGATCACGATCTAAGCGCACTACCCAAAAATCAATTTAGTTTTATATTCTGCTGGAACTTCCTAAACTATCGCAGTATGGACACAGTCAAAGAATACCTAAAACAAGCAAAAGAATTACTACGCCCAGGCGGCGTATTCTTATTCAGTTACAACGACGGCGATCGCCCTGCCGGCGCTGGATATGCCGAAAACTTTTTTATGAGTTATATGCCAAAATCAATGCTTATACCTTTATGCGAAAGTTTAGGTTTTGAAGTAATCAGTGACCAAGCCCGTGAAATGGCTATCAGCTGGTTAGAAGTTCGTAAACCTGGTCAGCTTGATACTGTCAAAGCACACCAGGTAATGGGCGAATTAAAAAGATATGATTATTGACAAATTCTAAATACATCTATACAATTAACACATTAATGGAGAAACTAAATGCGTGATCACTTACTAGACATCGTACAACACACTTATGGCTTGGGCGTTATTAACCTAATTAAAATTACCGGCACAGACACAGAAACCAGCATCAATGCTTTTGACCAACAGACTAAAACTGTTATCTTAAATGCAGAATTCAAAGCACCAGTAGCAGACTTTGTTGGCACATTTGGTATGCCAAACTTGGATCGCTTGAATACTATTCTTAATCTTCCACCTTACAAAGAAGATGCCAAGATTACAGTAACTAAACAAAATGGTGAGCCAAGTGGTATCACGTTTGAAAACAAAGATGGCGACTTTAAGAACAACTATCGCTTTATGGGTGCGGCTATTATTAACGACCAACTTAAGAATGTTTCAATGAAACGTCAAGTTAAGTGGGGTGTTGAGATTGTTCCAACTAACGCAAGTATCCAGAAACTAAAATTCCAAAGCTCTGCACACTCAGATGCTACAGCATTTAGTACCAAAGTTGAAAACGGTAACTTGAACTTTTACTTTGGCGATCACAGTAGCCACGCAGGCCACTTTACATTTGCCGCAGGTGTTAGTGGTTCATTAGCTAAACAACTGTACTGGCCAGTGGCAGTAGTTAACAGTATCCTTAGCTTGCCAGGCGACAAGACATTCAAAGTATCAGATGAAGGTGTTGCTGAAATTACAGTAGACAGCGGCTTAGCAACATATCGTTATTTGTTACCAGCACAAAGCAAGTGATAGTAGACTCTGGGTTTATCGATACTTGGACACATAAAGGTCACAGGTTTGGGGAATGTATGAGTCACCCCAACAGTGACCTTATGTACATTAATATCCCAAAGAACGCCAGTAGTTGGACTAAACCTAATTTACAAGATTGGGGTTGGGAGTTTTACAACTATCATACCGACCAGCTTGATAAAACTGCTATTGTAGTATTGCGTGATCCTGTAGAACGTTGGCTAAGTGGTATAGCCGAATGCCTTACACTATATCATCCTACATTTGATTTACAAGATATGGAAACAGTAGAGCTAATATTTGATAGAATAGTATTTGACGATCATACAGAACAACAAGTAAAATTCTTACAAGGCATTGACACAGATCGCTGTATCTTTTTATGGTGTGACGATAACTACCGTCAAAATTTTAGTAATCTAATTGCTGAATACTTTGGCCCTAATAGATATTACAAATACGATTATCAACATGTAAGTGAAAACAGTCCTGAACGTCGCAACTTTAAGAAAATTTTTAGTAGAGAAATTGAAAATCCTAAATACCTCAAACAAGTTCAAGACTACTTTAAGCAAGATTACGAATTAATTAACTCAGTGAAATTTTATGGCTCAAGATAACTTAACAGCGAAACAAAATGATTACGCAGTATTCTTGCCAGCGATCAGTGGCTTTTATGCTACCTTTATAGGCAAACAACGTAACGAAGAATATGTAGATCCTGCACGTTTTCCGCAGGGATTAACAGATATGGAACAGCTTAACTGGCTTAACGATCAGAAAGGCTTATTCCCATATCGATGGTCACTATACTCGGGTGGACATGCTAACTTAGACTTGTCTAAACAAGATTGGTCAGAGGACATGGTTCGTAATCGTGATCCCAACACACTAGTCTTAGGTGACTCTGGAGGATTCCAGATTGCCAAAGGACTATGGGAAGGCGATTGGAAGGCCAACTCAGGTTGTTCCAAAGCCGAAGCTAAACGTAAAGCAGTACTTAATTGGCTAGACAACATCAGTAACTACTGCATGACATTGGATATTCCTACTTGGGTTATTCACGACAAGAATGCCAGTGCCAAGTGTCAAATTACTACACTAGACGAAGCAGTAGAAGCTACCAAATACAATAACGAATATTTCATGCGGCACCGTAAAGGTGTTCGGAATGGCGGCACACGTATCTTAAACGTTCTGCAAGGTGACAATCACAAGAATGCCGAAAACTGGTATCAGATCATGAAAGACTATTGTGATCCTGTAAAATATCCCGACACGCACTTCGATGGTTGGGCTATGGGTGGTCAGAACATGTGTGACGTAGATTTAATTCTACGTAGACTAGTAGCCTTACGTTATGATAATTTACTACAAGAGGGCAAGCATGACTGGATGCACTTCTTGGGTACAAGCAAGTTGGAATGGGCTGTGCTACTCACCGTGATTCAAAGGGCAGTTAGAAAGTATGTTAATCCAAACTTTACTATTTCTTTTGATTGTGCCAGCCCGTTCCTTGCTACTGCTAACGGACAAGTATACTTTGAAAACGTATTCGAAGATCAAAGCAAATGGTCTTATCGTATGGCACCTAGTGCAGATGATAAAAAGTATGCTACAGACACACGCAAGTGGTCAACTGGTGTAGTGCAAGATGGCATTTACGCTAACTGGCAAGAAAGCCCTGTTAGCGATATGCTGACAATGAAAGATATTTGCATTTACAAGCCCGGCGTTCCTAAAGCTGGTGTTGTACTTACAGAAGAAAACTTCCGAGATCCTGAACTATATGATGTATTGCCCGACGTTAATAAAAACGGCAAATGGGGAAAGACATCGTGGGATAGTTTCAGTTATGCACTCTTAATGGGCCATAACGTATATCAACATATTACCGCAGTACAAGAAGCCAATCGACGCTTTGATGCAGGTACACGCCCTGCAATGATGCAACGCAGTACTGGAGACTTTGTTAAGTTTGAAGATGCTGTAGAAGCAATCTTTGCCGCACCAACTAAAGAAGATGCTATTGCTATTATTGATCACTATCATTGGTACTGGATGGAAATCGTAGGTACTCGTGGATTCAAAGGCAAAAAAGCATTTAACTCACTGAGTACATTCAACGATTTGTTTGAAATTGTTGATGACACCGCAGACGTCGAAGAACCAGAATTCGACG